TTACTGATGAAACACATTCGCGTAACTTTATTACTAAGATTACAAACTATGAAAAAATTTGTAGTATTTCAAATTCAATGACTGTTTTGAATGATATTATACCTCTTTCTGTTGATATGATGAAAGACAAACTTATTGGAACATATAATATGTGTAATCCAGGAACCATTTCACATAACGAAATTCTTACTATGTATAAGGAAATTGTAGATGGGTCTTTTACTTGGAAAAATTTTACAGAAGATGAACAAAGTGAAGTTTTACTTAGTGGAAGAAGTAACAATGGTTTATGTGATAAAAAATTAACTAGTTACAAAAAAATTCCTGATATTCACACAAGTGTACGGACTATTCTACATTTAATGAAAAAAAATCAAGAATATGAGAATCCTCTTGTAACATTGGATTAATTTTATATCAAACCAGCAATCCCACGTTCAAGAGGAATTGTTTGTTTCCAGCCAAAGGCTTTTAATTTTTCATTTGTGATGAAATACCGTTTATCATTAAACGGTCTATCTTCAACATATTCAACATATTGCGAAATACTTTCATCGCTATCCAATTTTCTATTTTCTAATAATTCAATTAGAATTCTTGAAATATCGTTCACTGATTTCTCATAGGATGGATCACTACCAATGTTATAAACTTCTCCAAATTTTCCGCGATTAAGCAAAACTTCAACGGCGGTACAAACATCATGAACATGAATAAATGTTCTTAACGAGGAACCATCTCCATGAATTGTGAATTTTTCACCTTCTTTAAATAATTTGATAAATCTAGGAATAAGTTTTTCCGGATACTGGTTGGGACCATAAACATTATTTCCACGGCTAATAATACATTTCAATCCGTAAGAATGAATATATGAATTAACAAGCATTTCGGCGGCGGCTTTGCTTGCCGCATATGGATTTGTTGGACACAAAAGCGACATTTCATCTTTTGGTTTTTCATCTAATTGTGATTCACCATAAACTTCATCAGTACTAAAATGAAGGAAGACAATATCTTTATTAACAATACGAACTGCTTCAAGAAGTGTATGCGTTCCTTTAATATTATCGTCTGTATACTGTAATGAATTTTCAAATGAACCGTCAACATGAGATTGTGCAGCAAAATGAATGATGTGTGTAATTTTTTCAGTATTTAGAATGTATTTAATTAAAGAAAAATCATTAATATTGCACTCAATAAATTTATAATTGTCTGCATTTTGTATTTCCGGTTTGATATTATCATGTGAAGCGCAATAGTACATAGCATCTAAATTAACGAAATTTACTCTTTGTGGTTCTAATGGGACCATATAGTTAATAAAATTTGAACCAATAAATCCACAACCGCCAGTAACTAATACATTGCATTTGTTATCGCTCATCTATGATGTTAATAACTTTATTATTTTTAAGTATTTATTTTAAAAGAGAATTCAATATATCTTTTAAATATTATGTTATAAAATTGAACTAAATATAACATAATACATCTTCATATAAATAAAATATTTATGTCAACAACACAAGTAACATCTATTGACACAGTAGTATTTTCAAATATATACAACATACTAAAAAGTCACGCAGATGAAAATAAAATTCCAGTCTTTATGAAGGAAGATTGGAAATTTATAGTTGATAATTTTGATAGAAAACAGGTTATCGAGGTTCTAGCCCAATATATTATCAAAGAGAAACCAACATTTCCAGAAAGACCAATCGAATATAAAAACATGGAAAAGTGTTTTTCTCGGTTGTTGGAACGAGATATCCTTGGTTTGAAAGTAGTTCATCCAAGTGATGATAGTAATTATGATATCAAATTAAAATATGATTATGATGCTACGCAAAATAACTGTTTGTATATGATTCAATTGGGTCACGAATATAATGATATTAGTTCGTATTTTCAGCAAGACAATCGACTTCGTTGTAATTCATATGGATATAAAGGACCATTGAATGCGTGGGAAGATTTGGCAGTTCTAAAAAAAATGAATTGGACATTTTGGCGTCCATCTATGATTGGAAAAAATGGTTTAATGGCGCGGGATTATCGTTCATCTATGCGGGTAAGTGGGTATGTTGCTACGCAATTTAAACCACACGTAGCGAAGTGTGTTTATCTAATGACTGGTGCAAAAAACATATTGGATACTAGTTGTGGGTGGGGTGATAGACTGGCTGCATTTTATTGCACAAAAACAGCGAAAAAATATTATGGATGTGATCCTAATCCAAGTGTATATGAAAGTTATAAAAAACAATGTATTGAATATGAGAAATTACTTGGAACAAAGTTAGAAGACATTAAGTTTTCATATAAAAAGCAGGGAAACATGAAATATTTTGAATGTAAAGGACAAAAACATGTAAAGATTTACAATGGCTGTGCAGAAGATATCGTTTTGGGAAATAAGAACTTTGATCTATTGTTTACTTCACCGCCATATTTCCAAACAGAGAAATATAATGAAGGTGGCGAAGGTGAAGAGATGCAATCTTGGAAAAAATATCAGAATTTTGAATGTTGGCGTGATGAATTCCTATTTCGAATGATTGATAATGTTGCTGCTTCATTGAAGCAAGGAGGAAAAATCATGCTTAATATTGTAGATCCACAAATAAAGAAAACTCGATATGAGGTTTGTGATGATATGGTAAAAAAGATAAAAGATATGGGATTTACCTACGATGGTTGGATTTTGCAGCGTATGAAAGGCGCGCCAACACCATCTAAGGGTGGTGTATTGTGTGGAGAAAACTGGTTTGGAGAGCCAATATTCAGTTTTACTAAATAATATATAATCAAAGCCCACATAAAAATAGTTGTATAATATAAGTATTTATGGACGTAGAAACATTACAACAATTGATGGAAGCCGTTGAAAATGACGGAAATGCAAGTATTCTGGAATTAACTAATGCAAAAGTTAAACAATACAAAAATAATGCACTTCAACAGTTAAATTTACCACGTGATAAACTCATTGAGTATAATAAAAAACTCAAAGAGTATCGCTTTATAGAAGGATTAAATGAACTGCAATATGGACAATATATTAGATGGATTCCACTTAATATTACAGAACTTGCACAATTAAAATTAACAAGAGGTGGTATTGTAGTTGATGCGCGTATTTTAGATGAAACTGGTATTCACTTAACATGTAAAAATAGTATGAACCGATTTTTTCAAATACGTTTCGATGAATGTATGGTTTTTCAGAAATTAACACCAAATGAAATGGTTCTTTTATCTGTTATGGATTATTTAAATAAAACCTAAATATTTTTTGCACGACGTGTTCGTCGTGCGCGTCTGTTGTTGCCTGCTTTTTTATTTTTTACATGTTTTGCTGTTTTTAATAACTTATGTTTCTTAGCCCCACTTAATAATAGTGGTTTTTTTTTACATTTAAAACGGTTGTGTTTTAATCCTTTTTTTTTAATTACAGTCTCAGCACATATGGCTGCAGCCCGTGTCTCAGCCTTTTTTGAAGGTTTTGGTGATTTTGCAACTTTTTTAATACATCGACATAACTTTTCGGCCAATATATTTTCCGCAATTGTTTTTACTTTTTTATAATTTATTTTTCCTTTTTTCTTAGGTGCACGTAAATTATAAAATGAAAGGATTGACAAATAATCCTTATTTGATAATTCGCTCATTACTATTAAAATAGTGTATTATTTTATTTTTGTTTCTCACTATATTTTAATGAAAACCAAATGTTCTAGGGTTGTGGTGTTTGATTTAGACGAAACATTAGGATCATTTACAGAAATAGGTATGTTTTGGGACGCTTTACAAGATTATTTTGATAATAAATTAACAAACACCGATTTTTATAAAATGGTTGACATGTTTCCTGAAATTTTACGTCCAAATATAATAAGTATTCTAAATTATTTAAAGCGCGAAAAAAGAAAACAAAAATGCCAACAAATATTAATTTATACAAATAATCAAGGACCCAAGGATTGGAGTCATAAAATAAAAGACTATTTGGAAACTCGTACCGAAACCAAATTATTTGATAGAGTAGTTGGTGCATTTAAATGTGATGGTAAACAAATAGAACCATTAAGAACTACTCACGAAAAAACATACAGCGATCTTATGCGATGTTGTAGATTACCTAAAGGAACAGAAGTTTGTTTTTTAGATGATCAAGATCATCCATTTATGAAACACGATTTAGTTTACTATATCAAAATTAAACCTTATACACATGATTTTCCATATAAAACAATGGCAATGAGATTTCTTGCCAGTGAATTAAAAGATAAAGTAAAACAAGAAGATACAGTGAAATTTATTAATCATATTACATCGTTCATGGATGAATATGATTATACAGTAAATGTTAAAAGTGATATTGAAAAAAATGTCGATAAAATTATTAGTAAAAAGATAATGTATCATTTACAAGACTTTTTTAATCCAACTTCAAATAATCCAAAAACACGTAAACTACGAAAAAAAAGGAAAAATAAATCACATAAAAATTATTCATCTTGAGATGTTTTCATTTTATCTTTGTAAACATCTAATGTTCTTGCGCTGGAATCAGTTGCATTATCCACATAGTTGGGCATCCAGAAATATGGTAAGACATTACCATTTCCTTTAAAGAATTTCTCAAAAATATCACGATAATATCGTTGTTCCTTAGTTGCTGGTATGTTTTCAAAATACCTTGTATTGTAGTTAATTAATTTAAGGTTGTCAATCTTGTCTTGAATTACTTGAAACCATGACTTTTTTTGAGAACTTACACCATCACTAAATGCTTCCTTTACTCGCCATAGAATTTCTTTTGGCAAAATAGGGTCAGTTTCACTATCAAAGGCTTTTCGAATTAAATATTTTTCGCATTGTCCTTTTTTATCAGGAAAATACCTGGTATCTTGAGACAAAGAAAAATATGTTTGTACAAAGTTTCTGTCCAAAAATGGGGTTCTCGGTTCAAGTCCATTAGATGAAATACATCTATCAGAACGTTGAACATCAAAAGTATGGATGTTATTAACAAGCCGTCTACATTCTTTATCAAATTCATATGAGTTTGGACATTTATGAAAATACAAGTATCCGCCCATTACTTCATCAGCACCATCTCCATTAAAAATAACCTTGGCATTGCAGTTTTTAGAAATATATTCAGAAATTAGATAATTACCAACACTAGCGCGTACAGTCGTTGTATCATAACTTTCAATTGCATATATTACCTTTGGTATTGCATTAAAAAAATCGTCTTCACTAATTTCTATTGATGTATGATCAGTATCCAAAAAATCAGCCACTTTTTTTGCTTTTATCAAATCTTCTGAACCAGGCATTCCTATGCTAAACGTTTTGAGTTTTCCATTTTTCTCTTTATCGTATATTTTATTAACAAGTGCAGTAATTAAACTACTATCAAGACCACCAGAAAGCAGACATGCAATAGGTCTATCGGTATTATCAACACGTTTATTTACTGCTTCAATTAAACTATTTTTAATAATATTGCAAACCTCTGTGGTATCTTGACCATATTTGAAATTACTAAATGGCAATTGAGTATATGAAACTTCATGTTTATCATGTTTCCAATGACCACAAGTTTTGTTAGGATATATCATTTTACTATATGTTCCAGGTTTAAATTGTACAATTTTAGGTGCTGTTGCTCCACCATAAAATTCTTTATTTAAATAAGAAAGTGACTTCATTTCAGATGCAAAGCAATAATTGACTTCTTTACTTTTGTTTCTATCGGAAATATTCAAATTACTATATGTACCTTGATATAAAGGTCGAACACCATATGGATCACGAGCCAAATATACAGAAAAATCTTGTTCCCGACTATCTTGTAATGCAAAAGCAAAAACACCATCTAATGATTTCAAAGTATATTCAATACCATATTTCTTATACATATGAATGATAACCTCACAATCCGAATTTGTTTGAGGTTTAGTAACACCTAATATTTTATAAAGTTCCTTATAATTGTAAATTTCGCCATTACAGATAATACTAATACCATCAACTGTAATAGGTTGATTTGATTTCTCGTCAAGACCATTAATCGCCAAACGATGAAATCCAGCAGTAACTCCCATATTCCACTGTGTTAGTGTTGAAAATTCAGGACCTCTTGATTGACCACGCTTAAAACATTTGTCTAGAGCAGCCATTTGATTTATCTGGTTTGGTGTCATAAAGTTTTTAAACAGCAGAAAGATTCCACACATTAATTTACTATATATATTTAAACAAAATCTTTAAGTGGTATAATCTTTGTTTCTTCCATGTTTAGTAATTAAAAAAAATATTATATAAATATATTAGAATAATGAACAATCGTCAGGTAATTCTTCAAAATTTAAGACAGAATCAGGAGTTAAACGAAAGAATTTCGGTAAGAAATGTCCCATCATCGACTATGCAACCGGCTTTTAGTATTCGTTCAACACCTACAAGATATGTTACCATGCCTATAGTAGATCTTCGCACAGAAACCAAAGAACCTTTACAAAGACATCCTAAATTTGATGTCGAGAAAACATTTAATCCTGGAACTCGTAATGCACCGTGGCAAGGATACGCAGATAATGTTGACACGGAGACTGTATTAAGAGGTACAATATTTCCTTTACAGGCGGCTGATCAATCAAAATATATGCCGGCAACAGCAAGCGATCTTTACAATATTCCCACGATGGAAAATACAAACCCTGTTAATATTAATAATCCACTGTTATTTACTCAAAAAGCCTTTAATGCTTTTGACCCTAATGAACATTCAAGCGATGTGGGGTTCAAATTTTTTGATAACCATACACGTCAACAAACAAGAAATATTGGTTTACATTCTTCACCTGCACCAAAAGACTAAGTTAAGTTAAGTTATTTATAAATTCGTTTTATTAATAAATAACTCAATAAGAATAT